ATCTGTTGGTAAAACATTAGAACAAAAGGAACACAACTTGGCTACCATGACTTTACTCAAGTCACGTATCGGACAAGATGGTATTATTTGGAACAACTGTAAATTTGATAACAAGTTCCTTCAAATAGATACTGAAACTCAAACAACTCTTCTTGGGCACCAAGAAGAAAAAGTAAAAACAAATGTTAACAGAGCAGCAGAGGCTTTTAAGAAAAGACAGGAACTGTTAAACCGATAATCAAAAATTTTATTAGAACATGAAAGAAAAGATTTTACAAGAAAATCCGGGACGTTTTGTCCTCTTCCCAATCGAACACCACGATATTTGGAAACTTTACAAACAACAAGAAGCGTGTTTTTGGACCGCTGAAGAAATTGACTTAGCCCAAGACATTAATGATTGGGACAACAAGTTAAACGAAGATGAACAACACTTCGTTAAACATGTATTGGCATTCTTTGCGGCTTCTGATGGTATCGTAAATGAAAACTTAGCGTTGAACTTTGTAAACGAAGTACAATACACCGAGGCAAAGATGTTCTATGGTTTTCAAATTATGATGGAGAACATTCACAGTGAAACATATTCACTTTTGATTGACACATACATTAAAGATAAAGAAGAACAAAACCGTCTGTTCAACGCAATTGATACAGTACCTGCTATCAAGAGGAAAGCAGAATGGGCAATCAAGTGGATTAACTCTGACTCATTCGTTGAACGACTTGTCGCTTTTGCCGCTGTTGAGGGTATTTTCTTTTCGGGCTCATTCTGTTCTATTTTCTGGCTCAAAAAACGTGGTTTAATGCCGGGTTTAACATTCTCAAATGAGCTTATTTCTCGTGATGAAGGAATGCACTGCGACTTCGCTTGTCATTTATATAATAACCATATACAAAAGAAACTTACACAAAGTAAGATTAAAGAAATCATCTGTGGTGCATTGGAGATTGAAAAAGAGTTCATCCTCGAGGCATTGCCAGTTCGTTTAATCGGCATGAATTCCGACCTTATGTCACAATATTTGGAATTTGTCACCGATAGATTATTAGTATCATTGGGTGTACCTAAAGTATACAATTCAAACAACCCATTTGATTTCATGGAAAACATCGCAATTCAAGGTAAAACCAACTTCTTTGAGAAAAGAGTTGCTGAATACCAAAAAGCGGGTGTTGCCACTAACTCGTCTATTGATGACATAACAAATATTGATGATATTGATTTTTAATTAACCGAACACGATGAAAGTAAAAAAAAGAGATGGCTCCCTTGAGGAGATGAGATATGATAAAATCACAAGAAGAATGCAATACTTCTGTGATGACTTGGATAGTGAATATGTCGACCCAACATTGGTTACGTTAAAAGTAACACAAGGGATTTATGATGGTATTTCCACAGTAGAACTTGACACACTAGCAGCAGAAACGGCCGCGTCTCTTGTTACTACGCATCCTGATTATGCTAAATTAGCGGGAAGACTGGCGGTATCAAATCTTCATAAAACCACACCAAAAAAATTCTCACAGTGTATTAAAGAACTTCACTCCTTTATTGAACCAAAAACAGGTAAAGAATCTTCTTTGATTGATGATAATGTTGCTAAATTTGTACATCAAAATAGAGAAGTTCTTGATGGAGCAATTAGACAAGAACGTGATTTAGATTTTGATTATTTTGGTTTCAAAACATTAGAACGTTCATATCTTTTGAAGATTAGTAAACGTATTGTAGAAAGACCTCAATACATGTATATGAGAGTTGCTGTTGGTATTTGTAATGGTAACTTGGAAATGGCTTTGAGAATCTATGATGATTTATCACAACATTTCTATACACATGCAACACCTACATTATTTAATGCCGGAACTCGTAGACCTCAAATGTCATCTTGTTTCTTAATTGGAAATAAAGGTGATGATATTGATGGTTTATTTGATACCATTAAAGATGTTGCGAAGATTTCAAAATGGGCCGGCGGTATCGGTTTACACGTTCATGATGTAAGAGCTAAAGGTTCGTACATCAAAGGAACAGGTGGTGAATCTGATGGACTACTTCCTATGATGAAAACTTATAATGAAGTTGCTCGTTGGATTAACCAAGGAGGTAAAAGAAAAGGTTCTTTTGCTGTTTATCTTGAACCATGGCACTCAGATGTGTTTGAGTTTATTGATTTAAGAAAGAATCACGGTAAGGAAGAAATGAGAGCTCGTGATTTGTTTTTAGCAATGTGGACTCCTAACTTATTCATGGAAAGAGTTGAGAGTGATGGTGATTGGTCACTATTCTCACCTGACGAAGCTCCGGGATTATCTGATGTTTATGATACACCTGAAGACAAAGCATTTACTCGTTTGTACACTCAGTATGAAGAAGAGGGTAGAGCTCGCAAGGTAGTTAAGGCAAGAAAATTAATGGATGCAATTCTTACCGCACAAATTGAAACAGGAACACCTTACATGTTGTATAAGGACGCCGCAAACTACAAATCAAACCAAAAAAATATCGGCACAATCAAATCTTCAAACTTGTGTACCGAGATTATCGAGTATTCAAGTCCCGAAGAACAAGCGGTTTGTAATTTAGCATCAATTGCTTTACCAAAGTACATAGTTGACGGAGAATTTAGTCATGAATTATTATATGAGTACACTTACCAAGTAGTACAAAACTTAAATAATGTTATTGATTTGAATTTTTATCCTACAGAAGAAACTAAACGTTCAAACATGAGACACAGACCAGTTGGTTTGGGTGTACAAGGTTTGGCTGATGTGTTCTGTATGTTGTCCATACCTTTTGAAAGTGAAGAAGCAGATAAACTACAAACAGAAATATTTGAAACAATTTATTATGCTGCACTTGTATCTTCAAAAGACATTGCGAAGGAAAATGGTGCATATGAGACCTTCCAAGGTTCACCTTTATCTGAAGGTATTTTCCAATATCAATTATGGGGTAAAACCGATAAAGACACGAGTGGTCGTTGGGATTGGAAATCTTTAAGAAAAGAGGTTGTTAAATTTGGTGTAAGAAATTCATTATTAGTTGCACCGATGCCGACAGCATCTACCGCACAAATCTTAGGTAATAACGAAGCGTTCGAACCATTTACCTCCAATTTATTTTCAAGAAGAACTCTTGGAGGTGAATTCATTGTGGTAAATAAACATTTGGTTAAGGTTTTATTGGAAAAAAAGATATGGTCGGATGATATTAAAAAGAAGTTGATTCTTGAGAACGGTTCAGTACAAAACATCCCTGAAATCCCAACAGATGTTAAAGAGGTGTTTAAAACCATATGGGAAATGTCTCAAAAGAGAATTTTAACCATGGCAGCAAATCGTTCAATTTATATTGACCAATCTCAGTCATTGAATTTATTCATTGACAATGCCACCAAACAAAAGGTATTAGCGGCACATCTTTACGGTTGGAAACTTGGTTTAAAAACCGGTATGTACTACCTTAGAACGAGAGCTGCTGTTGACCCAATGAAAGGTTTGGGTATCGATACCTCTACCATGAAACCTGTGGCAGAAACAATCGAAGTACCCACCACCAATAATTTCATACAGGATACTTCTGAAGAAATGAAATTAATGGAAATGGTAACAATGTCAAGACCTACAGATTCTCCATTTGAATGTGAGGGTTGTGGTTCATAAATAAGAATACATAAACTACTAATAATCCCGACTTCGGTCGGGATTTTCCATTTAATAGTATTCCGGGTTTCTTTATATTTATTGATATGGCGACAACATATGGTATAGATTATCCATTTAGAGAAAGTAGAAAAGGTAATTTCCTTGAGATGACAGAAACACCTGAAAGGGAAATTAGGGCTAATCTATTACATCTAATTTTAACCAGAAGAGGCACACGTTATTACTTACCTGATTTTGGCACAAGACTTTATGAGTTCATTTTTGAACCAAATGATGTTGTTACGTTTCAAATGATTGAAGACGAAATAAGAACAACAGTAAAAAAATACATACCGAATTTAGATATCACATCAATTAGAATAACACCGGCAGACCAAGACCCCGAAGAACCATCAAGTGTAAGTGAAGACGATGACGCAAGATTATTTAGGGTGTCCGATAGTTCAAGTAAACCCTACACTGCCAAAGTTAGACTTGATTATGATATTAATAACGAACCATTTAGTTCATCGGACTTTATAATTATCAACATATAATATGGCTAAAAAGATTTCATACGCAACAAGAGATTTTGCAGGATTAAGACAGGAATTGGTTAATCTTACAAAAGAATATTATCCTGACTTAGTAAAGAATACTAACGACGCATCAATTTATTCTGTACTATTAGATTTAAACGCGGCGGTTGCAGATAACCTACATTATCACATTGACAGAGTTTGGCAAGAAACTATGTTGGACTTTGCTCAACAAAGACAATCTCTTTTCCATATTGCTAAAACATACGGTATTAGATTACCGGGTACAAGACCATCAGTTGCATTATGTGATTTTAGTATTAATGTTCCTGTAAGAGGTGATAAAGAAGATGAACGTTATTTAGGTACCATTAAAGCTGGTGCACAAGTAAGTGGGGGAGGACAATCCTTTGAAACAATTGAGGACATTGATTTCGCAAGTCCTTTTAATAGTAAAGGGGAACCCAACAGATTAAAAATTCCAAATTTTGATGGTAATAATAGATTAGTTTCATATACAATTGTAAAGAGAGAAGCGGTAGTTAATGGTGTTACAAGAATATTCAGAAAAGTTATAACTGAACTTGACCAAAAACCATTCTTAAAACTTTATTTACCTGAACAAAATGTTTTAGGTGTTACTGCGGTAGTTCATAAAGACGGTACTTCATTTGCTGGTAACCCAACAAACTCAGAATTTTTAGACCCAACAAATAAATGGTATGAGGTTAAATCGTTGATACAAGATAAAGTATTTATTCCTGACCCAACAAATGCATCAGACAGAGATAACTTTAGAGCAGGAAAATACATTTCAGTCGCTAATAAATTTATCACAGAATATACTCCCGAAGGATATTTTTTAGTAACATTTGGTAGTGGTAACGTAGACCCCATGGATAATCTTGATGATTATATGAGTGGTTCATTAAAAGTTAATTTAGGAACTTACTTAAATAATATGTCATTAGGTGCATTACCTAAAGTTGGAACAACCGTTTTCATCAAATATCGTATTGGTGGTGGTAAAGACAGTAATCTTGGAGTAAATGTGGTCACAAGTATTGATGATGTTGATTTTGTATTAACAGGTCCAAATTCATCAATTAATAGTCAAGTAAACCTTTCATTAATAGTGACAAACGTAACACCGGCAATTGGTGGTGCAGACCAACCATCTATTGATGAAATAAGAAACATGATTGCATACAATTTTGCTGCTCAAAATAGGGCAGTAACATTGAATGATTATAAATCATTAATTGAAACCATGCCATCCACATATGGTGCCCCGGCTAAGGTTAATGTAATGGAAGAGGATAACAAAGTAAAAATCAAATTGTTATCGTATGATGAAAATGGAAATCTTTCCGATACCGTCTCAACCACATTAAAGAACAATATTCTAAACTATCTATCCGAGTATAGAATGATTAATGACTACGTTGATATTGAAAGTGGACAAGTAATTGACTTAGGTTTAGAAATCGACTTAGTAATAGATAAAAACGGAAATCAAACCGAAATTATAACAACTTCAGTTGAGGATATTGTTGATTATTTTGCCATAGAAAAAAGAAAGATGGGTGACCCACTTCTTGTAGGTGATTTGAACAGATTAATCGGACAAGTTAATGGTGTGGTAAACGTTGTTGATATCAGAGTTTTCAACTTAACCGGTGGAGAATATTCAAGTGCTGAGGTTGCTCAATCTTACTCAGACCCAGCCACTAAGGAAATCTTACAAGCTGATATGACAATCTACATGAAGTCGAATCAGATATTCCAAATCAGATTCCCGAATAAAGATATCAAAATAAGAGTCAAAACTCTCGGTTCGACTACATTCTAATTTTTATTTTCTGTATTTTTTAAGAAAATAAATAGATTTCTATTTATATAGGTAAGGTATGCAGAAACACAGAATATCAACGAATATAGGTAGGGACCAAAAAGTCACAGTCGAGATAAAACAGGACTATGATTTATTGGAAATTTTATCATTAAAATTTACCCAATCCGATGTTTATACATCGATGTGCTCCGATTATGGGGTGGTCGTTGGTAGGATTTCGGTTAATAATGGATTTGGCGTACCAAATGCAAGAGTATCCATCTTCATACCATTAGATGAAATTGATAGTGAAGACCCCGTAATATCAAAACTTTATTCATTTACAACAGTTCAGGATAAAAATGAAACGGGACATCGATACAATCTACTACCCTCAAGAAAACAACACGGAGGACATGCCCCAACAGGTACATTCCCCGACCAAAAAGACATTCTAACACGAGAAGAGGTTCTTGAGGTTTACGAAAAATATTACAAATACACCGCAAAAACAAATGATGCCGGTGACTTCATGATATGGGGAGTACCGTTGGGTACACAAACTATACATGTTGACGTAGACCTTTCCGATATTGGTTGTTTTTCACTAAGACCCGATGATTTTATTCGTCAGGGTATGGGTGTTGACCAATTTAAAAATGAATTCACCTTTAAGACATCTGAGGACATAGATTCTTTACCACAGATTGTTTCATTTAATCAAACAATTGAGGTTTATCCTTTTTGGGGTAACGAAGATTTATGTGAGATTGGTATAACAAGAACCGATTTTGATTTATCAGATAAGGGGGTTAGAGTCGAACCTAAAGCATATGTTATAGGTGGAACATTTACAGATACCGGTAAAGCTGCGTTAAATAAAAACTGTTCACCAAGAAGAAAGATGGGTCGTAAATGTGACCTAACAACAAAAACGGGCAAAGTTGAAGCAATAAGATTTACAAGTTTAAAAGATTCCGAATATAGACCAATACTTGAAGGAGTAGAACTTAATGAAGATATTGATGAAGATGGTTCATTCATTGTTCCTGTGGTAATGAATATGGATTATTTATACACCAATGAATTTGGTGAAAATGAATATACCAATGACCCAAATAAAGGTATCCCAACATCTTCGTGTTACCGATTTAGATTTAGTTTATCTGATGAGGGTATGGAGAGAGTTAGAGCAAATGCCGACTATTTGGTACCAAATATTAGAGAATATTCTAATAATGACGATAATATCGATAAATCATATGCGTTCTCAACAAATTATGATGATTATCCATCCCATGCTGTTGAAAATTTTATATTAAATAGTGATGATGGATTTTATTACCCAAGAGATTATTTTTATAGACTAACATATAATAAAGTTTACACAGTTTCTTCATTTCAAGGGTCATACTTTAAAGGCGATTCTTTTACTAGAGATAGATTCTTAGGGTTAAAAGAATTAGTACCATCTGAAGAAGAAGATTGTGCGGGAAGTTCATTAACCCCACCAGTTAATTTTGGATTTAAAAACTATACATTTCAATTATTAATTGCTGATGTTTTATTGTTATTTGAACACTTAATTAATTTATTTACTTTTTTCTTAACAAATACGTTGGCTAAAATTTTTCACGGATTAGCAGACGCTGTTGATTTTTGGCCAATTAGAAAACTATCCAAAGTGATTAGAAAATTTGCCTATAGATTCCAAGACGCAACACAAAGAGAACTTTATCTAATAAATTATCCGGAATGTGAAGAATGTAATGGTGAATCGGAATTCGGAACCTCACAAGGAACCTCGACAGATTTAATTTACTGTAAAGTTGGTACAATCACCATACAGGGTTCAAGTGCGGAATCCCCAAGAACGGACTTTGCGACATCTAATGATGTTTATTATAGTACAAATACATATCCTACTCCGATATGTGCTGGTATGACCTTATTATGGAACACTGACCAATGTACCAGTGCTCAAGATTTCGTAACTAACCAATCAAACTATGTTTTAACATTTACAACAACAGGAGGAACTACAAACATTATTCCATTAGGTGGTAGTACTGGTTTTGATATATTAGTTGATTACGACCCTAACCCACCCTATGGATGTATTGATTATACTTTAACATTTAATGACCCTAATGGATATTTTAATGAATCAATAGCGTATAATTGTGAAATTAGAGACAAAAATGAAGTTGAGAATCCCGAATCAAACGTAATCCCACCCGAGGGAGGATGTGACATCTATGATGTACCATATAATGAAAGTATTGTGTCAAGATATTATGTTGGGACGGGTAGAACTCAATATACACTAGGTACCCTCCCTTTAAACGCCGACATTGTTTCCACAAGATTATCTGATGAATCTGAATATGGTTTAGTAACAATATATGAGGGGGAAACATACAACCCAATCAGACCCGCTGACGGATGGAATGCCGGTGGAGGAAGAGCATATACTGAATTTAGTAATGGTGTATTTTACTATATACCAGGTACACAAAGTTCGAGTAGAATATTTGCGATTTTAAAAGAATACAGAAGAAGGAAACGTGTAGGAACTATGTTCTGCGGTGGAATTGTGAATTATGGTTTCATCGATAACTGGTTAAGTGGGGCATTATATTTTTTCCAATTCAAAGCAAAGGTTAGATGGGATAATGAAGAAGAATTAGATTTAAATTTTGCTCGTACAAACTATTGTGAAGATTTAGTTTATTATAAAGTAAAAGAAACAAGTAGTGGAGATGCGGTTAAAAGATTTTATTACAGAGGAACTAAATCATCATTTTCAGGAGTCTTCATAGGTGACACATATGGTAGTGGGATTAGATTAGGACGACCAACAACAATGGTTGATTTGGGACCAAGAGATGAGTTTATTAAAGAAATTTGTACAGACCCCACTCTCGACCCAAACTGTTCGGTTGTTAGGTCAATAGGTCCATCATCATTCCAAAGTTTTGGTGAATTACTCGGATTGGTTATAAATTATAGAATGGATACCGAAGCCAATGAAAATTTTAGTTTAAATGAATTTTTTGATAACGACGGTTTCCAATCATCTGGATTTGGTAAAAAAGTTTTAGATGGAGATATATTACAATTGATATCAATTAATAATGAGGTGGGTATTGAAGAATTCAATCTTCAAAGTCCAAAATACCTTGGTTATTCATATCAAATTCTTGACCCTGAAAGATTTCCTAATGTTTTTAAAAGTGGTACTACTATTTGGGGACCAACACCAATAACCATGGAATTGGATACTGACGGTCAACGAGTACGAGCTTGTTTAAATGAACCCGGAAGATTAACCGAATCATCTCAAACGGTTCCATTCTATTTATGGGAAAAAAATGGAACAGGATTTGGACCATATAATGACCTTGAAAAAGACGACCAGTCATGGGATTATACCACCTTTGAGTCACAACCATTACAAGGAATGACGTATGGGTATAATATAACAGGTGGAACCAACGACCCATCAGACCCTTACTTGTTATTACCAATGACATATACCTTTAGTGGTTTATCTATTTCGGGATTGAACATAACCAATGCAGTTGAATTTGATGCAATTGAGGACGGTACCGATAACCACACCACATATGATACACAATATCCCGGTTTCACTTACTTATTTGTAACAACAACGAGTGGTAGTGTCCCATTAAGTAACGGTGGTTCACCATTAACAGGTATTCTTTATACAAGATATGGTCCTGCTGGTACATGGCACACGTTATCGTGGGATTACACCATGGATTTCATTATAAGAAGAACACAAGATTACTATTCGGGTACCAAACAGATATTATCGACACCATTCCAATTCTACTTTGGTTTGAGACCGGGTAACACGGGAGTGGATAAATTTATAAAACGATTTGGTCCTTTAGGGGCTTTCCCATCTGCTGAATAATGGAGAAGAAAAAGCTCATATTACCATCTAAGAAATTCTTCGGAGCAATCGATGAAGATTTAAATCTAAAAATAAATTTAGATGAATCTAAAAATTTGCTTAGAGAAGGAGATAGAACAATTCTATTAGATACCTCAATACTTTTTGCGAAAGAAAGAAATGAAAGTCCACACTATAAAATTCATGGGAAACTAAAAATGGTTTTCCGTAATATGTTTAGCGGTACAACGGGATATCAACCACTAAAAAAGAATCTTTATTTGTTATATGATGACGGTAATCGTTTTGATGGTTATTTACCATACAACGAATTCGCTTTTTTAAGAGACGATGTTGTAAGGGAAAAGAATGACCCAATATCAACAGGAGTTCTTTCTGCGTTTACACAAAATATCGTAATGACAGGTCAAACGGACCATGTAGAAATTACATCAATC